GCTGTCATTCATAAGTCTAAAATAGTAAGACAAACAATAGAAAAAAGTGGTAATCATTTACTTTATAGTGTTCCATATCATCCAGAAACAAATGCTATAGAGGAGTTCTTCAGTCAGTTAAAACATTATATCAAAAAACATAGTCCAAATACTTATGATGACATACAATTAGTAATAAAAGACATTATTAAAGATAACATAACAAAAGAACATTTAACAAATTATCTGAAACATAGTTTTAGAATGTATAAAAATAAGTAAGTTTTGTCTCATTTTTCTTTTCGGTTGGTGTAATGATCTTAATCATAAAATTCTTAAAATTATAAGAAACGATGATTTCAATAATAATTTTAGCAATATTTTCGATTTTGAAAGTATACCTACATATATTCGAAGTATCTATGATTATAGCAAAACTGTCTCAAAAATTTTGAATAATGATGGCAATTATTATATATGTGGTCAAAAAATTCATAAAAGAGATAATGTCTATTATGAGCTAATATATGATAATGATAATCCATTGAGAAGAGAAGCTAATGAAATAAATACTAATAGTATCAATTGTATAAATAAAGATGATGCTCGTTATTATAATAATGTACTATGTACAATAAAACTAAAATGTTATTAAATATATAAATATATGAACATTATGATAAGTAAACTTAAGATATGGAAGATACATTTACTAATGTTGTTAACATAGTAAACAATAAAAAATTACAATATGGGGAAAATATTATAAATGAAGAAGACAAATTATCGATATATAAATATTATAAACAGGCCATATTTGGCGATTGTAGTATTGATAAACCAGATATAATGAACTATGGAAAATATATGAAGTGGAAGGTATGGAACAGTATTCGTGGAACTTCAAGAGAAGATGCTATGCAATTATATGTAGATATATATCAAAAACTATTAAATAAATATTGTTTATCTTTTTATTTTTTGGAATATAATTATATTTAATATAATTAGAATATGAGTTCACGTAAAAAACCAGTTGATAAAAAAGAAAAGGCATCACGTAAACAATCTGAAAAAAAACAATCTGAAAAAAAACAATCTGAAAAAAAACAATCTGAAAAAAAACCAGTTGAAAAAAAAGAAAAGGCCTCGCGTAAAAAATCTGAAAAAAACCAGTTGATAAAAAAAAAGAGTAAGGGTGGTGGAGGTGATAATAAAGTAACATTATGTAATTTGCCTACACTTATTTTAACTGATTCTTATAAATTAAGCCACCAACTCATGTATCCTCCTGGAGTAAAAAAAATGGTGGCATATGGTGAATGCAGAGGTCCACTTAAGATTGATGGTAAAAATATTGTTATAAATAAAAATAATGAAAATCGTTTAGTAAATTTTGGTCTTAGATATATTATTGAAAACTATATAGATAAAGTAATAACAGAAGATGATATTAACAAAGTATTATCATTTTATAGTAAACATGGTTTTTTAGGATCTCCATATCCATTAGATGAAAATTTATTGAAGGATCTTATAGGTAAAAAGCCACCTATAAAAATATATGGTCTTCCTGAAGGAACTGTTATGTTACCTAAAACACCTGTATATGTTATAGAGGCAGAAGAACAATATGCGCCATTTGTTACATATTATGAAACTATACTAACTATGATATGGTACCCGATTGCAGTTGCATCATTAAGTAGATGTTGTAAAGAGATATTTACACAAAAATATATAGATGTTGGACTTGACAATACCCACTATTTTATAAATTATTCATTACATGACTTTGGATTTCGTGGCTGTAGTTCAATTGAAACAAGTATTATAGGAGGGATGTCACATTTGTTAAATTTTAAGGGAACTGATACATTATCGGCAGCATATTATGCAACATATAATTATAATCAATCAAGTGATAAAAAGAATGGAGGAACATTAGATAATTTTGAAGTAAAAGGAACACATATACCTCTGATACAGAGGGAAAAACCATTAAACCAAATATCCAAATCTATTATACCAGTGCAACCAAATATACCAGCTGTAACTCCAATAGAACCAACTAACATTAATGTAATTGGAGAATCAGTAGCTGCAAGTGAACATAGTGTAATGACCTCATATAAAAGAGAGTTTGATGCTTATTTAAATATTTTAAGAAAATTTGGTGATAAAGGTGCGCCTGTTGCAATTGTTATGGATAGTTATAATTATGAAAATGCTTTATTTAATGTTTTCCCCGCAGCAGTAAAAAGTTATATAAATGAAAGAAAAAATAAGGGTGTATCACCAGTTGAAAAACAAAATAAAACTGCGATACAATACACAGATATAGATCAAGGAATTTTTGGTAACAAACCAATATTAACCGACGAAGATATTTTATATTTACCTAATAATTTTGCTATTACTTTTAGACCAGATTCTGGCAACCCATCAGCAGCTGTAATACAATCATTAATTGCCGGTGTAAAACTTTTTGGTATAAGTGAAGATAGTTACGAACACAATGGTATTAAATACATAATACCCAGATTTGTAAGAACAATCCAAGGAGATGGTATAAATGTTTTTACTATACAAAATATGTTGGATGTTATTACTACTCCAAATGCTTTAGGTAATGGAACATGGGCATTTGCACCATTTTCTTTATTATGTGGAATGGGTGGAGGTTTATTACAAAAAGTTAATAGAGACAGTGTTAATTTTGCAACAAAATTATGTTTTGTCGAATATGGTGATGGTAAAACACCATATATTAATAATAAGGGTAACAAAATAGTAATGAAAGCGCCTGCTACAGATAAAAGTAAAAGTTCTCATCCAGGTAAACCATATGTTATAATAAATAAACCAGGATGGAATAATGTTCCTTGTGCTGATGTAACTAGTACTCGTAATGAAAAAATTCCTTACGGTAATGCACTTAAACTTTTTTACAATGGTATATCAGGTACAGGTATATCACAAGATGTACTTAAAAATTTTACATTATTAAAAGAAACTGTTGAAAAAAATTGGAAAGCAGCAGAAAAAGTAAAAAATTTGGAGGATGGTTTATCAGATAATTTGAAAAATTTTAAAGAGGAACTATATACAAAAATTCAATCACAAAATGGTGAAGATAACCCGCAAAAATATGATGATCTTGTACAAGACATAATCAATACTGATAATAGTGCGTTTGATGAAATTCAAAGATATGCAAATAATCGTGTAAAGACACCTTTTGAAACATTTCTAAACAACAATAAAAAAAATGAAAATATTGATGATAAACTTACAATAAATGATTTTCTAAAATCTTCACCACAGACAAAAACAGGTGGTAAAAAACAAAAACAAATGAAAAAATAAAATAATATTTACTAAAGCAAAAATTAATTTTTTTTATCTTTCTTAAACATATTATGTCAGTTGTTTTTTATTTTCATAATAATCTTTTATCATAAAAATATTTTGATACTAAACAAATTTATCTTAATTTTTAAGTTTATGTAATAATTATATATAAGAATTAAAGGTATTTTTGATATAAATGGATATCAAGAAAGAGTTTGAAGAAACAGTTAATAAAATTAAGACCAGTTCCACAGCAAATATTGAAATTACCGATATTGATAAATTGAATATGTATAAATATTATAAACAAGCTACAACTGGCAATTGTAATATTCCAAGACCATGGGCTATTCAATTTCAAGAATGTGCAAAATGGGATGCGTGGAATAGTGTAAAAGATATGTCTAAAGAAGAGGCAATGTCAAAATATATAGAATTATATGAAATTTTATACAAAACATATTCAGTATAAAATTATTTAGGTATATTATATGTATATCTATCATAATCTGCAAAAAGTTGATATGCATTCTTAATGAATGTTAACTGGTCAACTTCTCGTGTATCTGCAACCCAATAATTTACTAGGTATTTATACAAATAATATTTGATGTCAAAGTATAAAAATACAATAAATGTAAATATACTATTAAATACCATATTCACACGAGAATAAAATACAATATATAGGACAAATATTACAAACAATATCAAAACCACCGCAATGAAATATAGGAATGTATATGTTGAATTTTCATAAGATTGAAAATCACTAATATAGTCATCAAAAAGACCTCTTTTTTTCTTTTTAATTATTGTAAAATCATTTATTATAATATCATCATCAAATGGATCATATTTTTCATCTATTTTTATAGGAGGATATGCTGCTTCATCATCTTTATTGATAGTGAATAATAAGAAGTTAATGCTAAATTTTGAATTACCATCAAAACAAATATTACATGCGCGTTTCAAAATTCTTACCAAATAAACAAATTTATTGTCAGATAGATTTGACATTGTCTTGAGTTTATGCCGCCATTCTTTATATTTGTCTATATCCATTGTAAGCATATCATTGATATTTTTTGCAATACTATATGCATATAATATTCTATTTTTTGTTATATACCTATTCATCATATCAATAATACTATCACTTGGTGCTGTAATATTTAAATTAATAAAGTCATTATTAATATCTGGTATATTTGTAAACATTTCACTTATATATTTTTGTATATCTTGTTTTACATTGGTCCATATAGGACCATTCTCTGTCTTAATATTTACTAAAATATATTCCATTATATCCTTGTTATCATTATTATTGTGCAAAAATTCTATACTTGTATCTGCCAATACATTTTTTTGTATATTTTTCATATATTGCATATAACCACCTTTATCTTCATTTAAAAAACTATCAAATGTTGTTCCTAGTAAACATATTAATGCAAGAGGATTATAGTCAAAATCGTCAGCGTAAGCACCGCCATTATATTGATTTTTTAAAACGCATTTACCTATATTTTCGTCAGTTGGTACATAACCAAATTTGCATGGCATTAAACATTTACCTACACTTTTAGTGCTATTTAATTCCGATGGTCTTTCATTTACCCATCTATTATTCAAATGATAATTTGGAATACAAAACCAATCATGCCATCTTTCCTCGCAAAAACCAATTTTTTTATTTTTGAAATAAATCTCAGTATTAGGACGAAGTATATTTGATGTATTATATTCCATAGCATAACGATTGTTTTTAGGTAAAGATATATTATCTGGTATAGAACAAAAGTGTTTTTTGGTAGTTTTATCATAATTTAATGATAAATATGGGTTACCTGTAGCCAAAGCACAATTTTCATATGCTGTATCATCTTTTATATGACATATGTTATATTTTTTATTATCATTTAAAGATGTATTATACACATTAATATTTTCTAGTTCCTCGTCATTTAAATTGATTAAATAATTTTTATTGTCAAAAATGTTTTGTTTTTTGGCAAACTTTATTGTGCATTTTTCACCTACATTTACTTTTGTAGTTACGTCAACTGTTGGTATATCTTTAATCTCTTCTTCTATTTCTGGTTCTTTTTCATCTTCATTTGGAAGAGAATATTCTATACTATTATCAAAAATATTTTCTTCATTTTCTAAATCTTGTTTTACTTGTTGCTGTGCTAATTGAATATTAGCATATGCATCCTTGTCATTGACATCTATTATACCTTGTTTTTTAATATCATATTCAATATCATAATCATATTCTGTTTCCATATTTATATGGGGGTTTCCTTACAAAATATAATAGAAATTTATTCCATCAAGACATCCAACCATAATGATTTATTGCCTCTTCTAGCAGGAATATCATAATATTGAGGTTTATTGACATCTTTTACCATTTCATTGACATATTCTTGTTTAATAATATTGCATTCATTATTTGGTGCTTCTTTAAAAATATCATTAACTTGTTGATTATTCTTATCTGTTGGTACACATGATAATTTGTATCTATTCCCAGAATTATCTATATTCCATTGAAATTTTAATGTTTCTTTATTATTTTTAAGATCCTTTTGCAAAGTAGGTGGTAATTTATCTATATCCAAATTTTTAATGTCAGCCAAATGCATTTCAATTGGTGCCGGTTTAATTATAGAATATATATTATCATCATTTTGAGTTATATTTTGAAAACTACTTACCATGCTTCCGAGTTCCATATTATATATATTATCCCATCTTCCATTTGTAAATTCATCTCTGTCGACAATATAAAGGTCCATTGCATTATTATTACCAAAAAACTTTGCAAGTTTTTGATACATTCTGCGTATATTAATCATCGTATTTGTACCAATATTAGGAATTCCTAGTATAAATTCTTTTATTTTTTCAATAAAATCTACCTGATAATCTATCTTTTTTTCTGCAAGAACTTCTGTATTTGTTATGTTATCTTTTTGAGGTGTTTTTGATACAAATCCTGGAAGTGGGACTACATATCCAAATACAAATTGTAAAATTAATATTACGCTAATACAGAATAATATGAAACCAACAAATACATAGTTATTAAATATATTTTTTATAATTGAAAATATTAATGATAACAGATTAGCTAAAACTTGAAATATTAATATATGTAAAAGCGAACCAACAGCACTAAATACATATTTAAAAAACGATGCAATACCGTTCAAAATAAATATATACCATTTTGTATTTATTTCACTATATTTTGCTGAATTCTGCAATTGTACTGCTTCATACTTAGCTCTACGATTATTAAGACCAGTTTGTTCAATCTTTTTATCGTTTTGTGCAACTGAAATTTCTTTATCTAATCTATTAATATTTTCTTCAACCTCATTAATATGTTCTTTAAGATCTTTTTTTGACATATCTCCGTGAAAAAATGCATCTATAGGGGCGCCTGTATCATATAAGCGTTTAGCACCGCCTTTTTTATCAGCTTTACGAAGCTTATTTTTCATTTGTTTTCTTTATATTACTCTATATAACATAAAAATAATTATATTTATAGTGTAATATTTGTATAAATTTATATATAGTATAAATATAAAAATGTGGTTGTATATTATAGTATTTATATTGGTTGTATATGCTTTTTTATATTATATATTTGATGACGAATTGACAATATATCAAACTAATTTAGATCATTTTGATTTTGATTTATTATATAAAAAACAGCCTATTATAATTGAAGATAATGTAAAGGATATTAATCAGTTGCTTCAATCTTGGTTTAATATGAATATCTTAGAAAATAATATACAATTAAATGATTTATGGTCAAGAAATAAATATAAATATGTATTAATACAATCTCAAAACCCTATAGAAATCACAATATGTAATCCTCTAACAAAAATCATATCAGGTGAGCCTGAAATAACAACAAAAATGACAACAATAAAATTGAAAAATAATAAAATAATGATATTACCTTTTAAATGGTATTATCATATAGATGGTAATGTAAATTTATATGGTGTACACGATTATATAACTTATGCAATATCTAAAGTATATTAGAAAAATAAATATAATAATTTTAGTGTAAAATATTTATATATTTATTGTGATTACACCCTTGAAGATTCAAAATTGTACAAAGTTTTGTAAACCCCTTAATAGGGTCTTTTATATTTCATATGTTTTCTTTGTTCAACATCACCAAAACATATCACATCATTGTAAGTATTTCCAAATATCTAAAAAAAGTTTCGTCCTTTTTATTAGAGCCCATTTATTCTATATTATTTATATAATTTAAAATGAGTACATAATTTATTTTTTCTATGAATTTTAGAAAGTTTTTATAATTCCAAAGTTTAACTGAATTATGTACTCAAATTATATAATTGACAAATATGTGCTATTTTTTATAACTTGAAGTAAAAAATGATAAGATAATATGACTAAAATTATTAGTTCTAACATATGACAAATATGATTTCTAGTATTACTTGGGAGCCTAGAGAATCTTACATCTTTCACTTCTAGAAGGAGCAATATTTGATAATTTGCCCCGCAAAGGATCTTGGAATGTATGTAACAAAATTATTTATAATGACAAAAAATATAAACTTTACTTGCAACTTATTCAAGAAGAAGATGAGCCAAGGGTATATACTAAAACAGGCACTTATACTTTTATCAATAGTGTATGGAATGAAATAAGAACAGCAATCATTTTTGACAAAAAATCAGAATATTTAATCAAATAATATAAAATGAGTACATAATTCAGTTAAACTTTGAAATTATAAAAATTTTCTAAAATTCACAGAAAAAATAAATTATGTACTCAAACATTTTTTAATTTGATATAAAGTAAAAAATATGTAATCTTATTCATAAATGGTGTGGAAGTTATGACTAAATATCAATTTTACATATTTTTTATATTTTTTTGATAAAATTTAACCTAATTATCTTTAGCAGATTGAGCTTCAAGCTTCATCTCGTATTCTTCGAGAAACTTCATAATATCAGTATCTTGATCGACAAAGATAGCAGAAGAGAGGGATTTTTCAATAGCATTAAACAGATCTGAATGATTGATTGGCTGAGCGTTGTAAGTCATTGTAGTAGTCGAATAATTAGTATAAATGCAATAATCATTTTTTATTATTATGGTTAAAAAACAGTACAAATATAATAATGTTTGAAATATAATATACATTTAAATCTTCTTTCCCTTTTTCTTAGGTTTCGTTTCTACAATACCTAGCCTGTCATTATCGTATTCTGATGTAATACTATTTAGATGTTCAGTCCAAGCATTTTTTAGTTCATTCAAATCAGCAAGCCACATATCTTCGATATTTGTATTTCTAATATTATTTAGCTTTGTGTTCAATTCTGCTACTTCCTTTTCTAGAATTAGTTTTCTTTCATATGTCAATTGTGAAATTGGCATTTTCAATAGATACTGAAAGTCTTTAATATCATTATCATTTTCATCATCATCTGTAGTATCTTTCTGAATTCTAGGATAATTTAATTTGATCAATGTCTTAGCAATATCTGATAATTTCTGGTTCATAATAGGAATATTACCTGCAATAACATCTAATATAAATCTAATCTTAGCAGATAGGATATTATATTCTTTTTCAAGTATCTTAATTTGATGTATCTTCCTCTCATAATATTTTCTAATGCGAATTTCCGACCAGGACTTAATTATTTCCGTTGTATTCTCATATCTTTTGATTGCACCTTGCTCATTAAATAAGTGCATATTATTCAAACTCATATTTTTACTAGAAGACAGTTTAAATACAGTTTCGAATTTATCTTCTAGAACGGATTTGCTATTTGCATTAAAATGCAATATAAATTTGACATTCTTGGATGTATAATGGTTTTCAAAATATTTCAGATTATTTTGGTTATTAGATACCATATTTTCAAGCATTTCCTTGTAATCTTCTGTCCAGGTTCCAACAGGTAGTTCTGTAATTTCTACTGTTTCTTCATTTACCCATTTATATACTCCCTTACTAATATATGTATTTTTATCGGTTTTCTCAATGGCTCCCTTAAATCCTAGATAATATGGAACCAATTCTTTAATATCAAGAGCATCGATAGTATCATAAACCTTTTCGAGATCATCTTCTGATTTTACATTTATTTCTGCAATTTTAATAACATCACAAATAGTCTGACATATTTCAATAATATCACTAGGATTAAACTGAGGAATATTGGTTGAATAGCCAGTGCCAATACCGAGACCTCCGTTTGCCAAAATCATGGGTATGACAGGAATATAATATTCTGGTTCAATCTGTTGTCCATCATCTTCTTGATATGTAATAATTGCATTGTCTTCTTCCTTAAAGATAAGTTTTGTCAATTTGGAAAGTAATGTAAAGATATATCTTGGCGATGATGCATCTTGGCCACCTTGGCATCTACTTCCAAATTGACCATTTGGTACAAGAATGTTGATGTTATTAGTACCTACAAAGATTTGCGCCATACCGACAATAGCCTGTTGTAATGAGGCTTCGCCGTGATGATATGCAGATACTTCACTGACATATCCTGATAATTGTGCTACTTTAATTTCATTTGTATAAAGTTTACGTTTGAAACAAGCAAACAATATTTTACGTGTACTTTCTTTCAATCCATCACAAATGTGATTAATTGATCTTTGCAAATCTCTATTACTGAAATGAATGAGATCCTTATCAATAAATGTTTTGTAATTTACACTTAAGTCTGTGTAATCCAATACATTATCTTTGTTATAGTTTGCAAGCCAGTCTTTACGATCATCAGCTCTTTTTTTGTTGAATGCCAAATCAATTACTTCATCTGAATTTTTGTCATATACATATGTAATTTTTTTCATCTTCTTAAAATACTCTTTGGCCTCTTGGTCATTTGAAGTACCAAGCCCCTTATAGTATTTGATTTTCCAACCAGGTCTCTTGGCTATATCTGTATTTGACCATTTTTCATAGTCTGTCATATTATAAAACTCGATAACATCACCTTTTGAATTTGATACTTTAATAATAGGTGTAAGCATTGATGTCAGAAATCCGGGAATTTCATACAATTCATGCCACATACTTTGGAAAATATTAAATATCAATCCTTTGATATGGCTACCATCATGATCTTGATCAGTCATAATCATAATAGATCCGTATCTTAATTGACTTACATCAGTATACTTTTTATTCTGTTCTAAACCAAGAATTTTCTTGATAGCTGTGATCTCATTGTTATCACTGATTTTTTGCAATGTCGCATCTTTAACATTTAGGATTTTACCACGCAGAGGGAAAACACCATATCTATCCCTTCCAATCACGCTCAATCCTGCAATAGCCATTGTCTTAGCAGAATCTCCCTCAGTAAGAATAAGGGTACATTCTGCACTATGTTTAGTCCCTGCTAAATTTGCATCATCTAGTTTAGGAACAATAATTTTCGAAATCTTTTTTCCATCAGTTTTGACTAATTTCTTTTTATCATAAAAATCTGTAAGACTAAGTGCCTTTTCAATAATACCTTGTTTGAAAAGTTTGTCAAAGAATTTGTCACTTAGATCGCATTTAGAACCAAACTTTGCCACTGGTGTTGTAAGTGTTTCTTTACTTTGTGAATCAAAGCTAGGATTAACAATAAGAGCCTTGACAAATACAAAGAGATTATCCTTGATATGTTGTGCTTTAATATTTTTTTTCTTTTTATTTGCAGCCATATCTACGAGATTTTTAGTAATCATATTTGTAATATATTCGATATGTTTACCACCTTTGATAGTATTGATACCGTTCACAAAAGACAGTTGTTCAAATGAACCTGATTTAGAAATAGATGCAACAATTTCCCATCTGCCACTACAAGATTCATATACTGAGGGCTGTTCATTTTTATCTAAAAATAAATCGCAATATTTTTCAAAATCCTTAATATTTAATTTTTCATCATTCAGTGTAACTGTAACATCTTTCGTTGTAGTAGCACACGCATCAATTACACGTCTTTGAAATAGTTTATAAATGTCGTCTGTCATATGTTTAATACCAAATCTCTGATAATCAGGTAGAAATGTGATTTGTGTGTAAGGTACTTTGCTACAAGCTTTGACAGTTGGTGCATCGCGAACAGTCATATTTTGACGAAATGTTTGCGTAAATATTTTTTTAGTATAATGATCTACTGTCTCAATAGTAAACTCTTTTGAAAAGATATTTGTGAGTTTGCTACCGTAACCATTTTTGCCACCCCAAATTTTTTCTTCATTCTTATCATAATTGGTAGATGTAAGAAGTTCGCCAAAAATAAGTTCAGGTATCCATAGGTCACCATATGTTGCGTGTTTTTTAATATCTACTCCATTACCATCATTAAATACAGTAATGTAACCTGTTTTTTTATCAATGTTTACTTTAATATTTTTGAGATGTTTAATATCTTCTTTTCCGTTTGCTTCTTCTGATTTAAGTCGCATGGAATGATCGATTGCGTTAACAATTACCTCATCAAAAATTTTGAGCAGTCCTGGAATATATGTAAGTTCCTTTTCTTGCATTTTTTTGGAATCATCATCATATATGTATGTAGTAATTTTTTGCGGTTCAACAGAACCAATGTAAGTATCAGGTAGAGCTAAGATATGTTCAAGTAATTCATACTTCTTGTATTTTTCTTCAACTGCTTTAGTAACAGGCATAGATTTGTCAAACCACTAATACCTGATATATATTGTCATTTTTTTATATATAATAAGATATTTACAAGATTTTTTACCTTGTTTAGAAAAAAAATTATAGATAATTAAAACGCAAATGTCTTGAACATATTACTATTAATTATTTCAGCACATATATCTGATAAACTTTTGTTTTCAACATCAATAACTAATACATTCATATTTTTTTGCAAAGCTTCAGCTAATTTTATTTCATGTAATTCATGAATTCTTTTCACATATTCAAGTTTTACATTTTTTTCTGATGCTCTAGCTCTTTTAATTATTCTTTGCATACATAGTTCTGGATTAGATTTCAAATATATATATCCATTTGGTTTCCATAATTCATCAGTTTTCTTATGCAAACTATGTAATATATTATATTGTTCTTCATTAATTGTACCATCTTCAAATGCTTTTTCAACAAAGACATTTTTGATAAAATAAGGGCTCCTTTCCATCAATACTATAATATTTGATTTTTCTTGTATCCAACAACGATCCATCCATACTTTTATTTGAAAATTGTATGTATTGTCCTTTTCATTGGTATACAAATTGTTTAAATATTCATTCCAATTTTCAACTGGTTCAAGGTCAATAGCCATCTTATAATTTTTATGAAAATAGTTTAAAATACTGGTTTTATAACTTCCAATGTTACCATCAATAGTTATGATAGGCATTATTGTAATATAATATGCTTATTTTTTAAGTATCATTTTTTAGTATCTTAGATTTTTTTAAAATAGATGTTAATTTACTATAAGATAGTTCTTTTTTAGATTTTCCTAATTGTGCAAATAATTGATTTACATGGTTATTATAAATTTGAACAAACTCATTAATTACAATTTTGGTTACTTTTACTTTGAAAAATTTGAATATATTAGATATTTGTCTATATATAATTTTATTTAATTTATCACATTGCCGAGCACCTCCAAAAAGAGTTAAACCTAGTTTTGGTCTAGCAATGTTATTAGCCCAATCTACATTCATCACATCGGATGTAGAATTTGAGGCAGAATATTGTGGTTCATGAACTCCATAAAATGCAGCGGTATTGAAAGCGCCTCCCTTTTGTTTTGTATTTTTACGTGATGATTTTAAATTACATCTTTTATCTATGTGCTCTTTGAAATGTACTATATGTTCATTTACTACTTTCTTGACACCTATATGTAAACAAATTACACATACTACAGCAACAATATTAAATATAAGTTTATCAATGTAACTTGTTAATAAAGTAACGACCTTAGCCTTTTCTTTTGGATTTATAGCAATTTTAGAAGTATTGAGCATTTCAACAACGCAGAATTTAATATTCTTACAATTCGACATTTTATACTACTATATAAAATGAAAATAAATCTATAATATAAGAAGAAAATATGAATAATTACTTGAATGGAAGAGTAAATGCCTTTGACACCATACCAAATACATTTAAATTAGAAACAAATTACATGAATAATACCGAAAGTCCTCATAACATTACTTCTCGTAATTTAAATTGTACTGGAGTATCCGATATATTTTTCTCAGTTGATAATATAAATTTACTTCAAATGGGTCTAAGAAATACTATTTTAAATCAAACAAACGGTAAATATACTATTGGGAGACAAAGCGATGATGAATTAAAAATCATTATGCGTTCTATATATTTTCAACATTCGAAGAATATGCCTAATAATATAAATCAACAAGTACGTGATTTAAATACTAAAGTTATTGAATGGAGTGTACCTCAAATATTAACTAATTTAAAACAGGATGAAAAATATAGAATGGATATAAGTACATTACCAGAACCATTAGAAAGGTCTGTATTGCCTTCGCAAAAGGGGTTTAAGACATTAGAACTTAAACTGTAAGGATGGTGTAAACTATAAAATAAAAAATTTAATATTATAGAAGTATAGATATAAATATTTAAAATGTCTGATAAAGCATTTGATGGATTGGGATTTGTACCCAATGAAAAAGAGTTAGAACTTTTTCAAAAAGAAAAAATGGACATGTATAAAGGAACATTTATTGTATGTCTTGTATATGGTATTTGCGCTTTTTTATTGTTATTAATAATTTTTTATACAAGTTGGGGTAAAGAATTTTTATATAAGAAAATGCTACCATTTGTAGTGACATTTGTGGTTGGAGCTATATTTATTATTGTATTTTTATCATTTACTATTAACGAGTTAAAGCCTATAAAACTAAGAAATATTATTGATAAAGATAGCGATGTAATATGTCCTGATTATTGGGTCTTAAAGCCTATAAATAATGATGTTAAAAATGAATTGATATCAAATAATGACAAGAAAATATTTCAAGATATTGTTAGCATAAATGATGATGCTCTAAAATATAAATGTGAATTAGATCCAAATGTTTTTGGAAATCTGAAAGAATACTCGGGTATGAAAAATAGTTTATATGATGGTAAAACACAATTATATAAACAAGGTAAAAAGAAAATTACCAGTTCAAAAACTGAACCCGATTACCTTTATGTAGAAAAATTAGATCCTTCTGCTAATGACCAAAATAATCAAGTACCATATAGCAGCGATAAGCTAGAAAATTATGCTAAATTCTCTAGTCTATATAAAAATGATTCTACTATTGGAAATTTAAACAATAGTGTGGTTAAAATGGATTCTACTGCTGTTGAAAGTACCAAAACACCTTTAATATGTAATGTAGTATATCCTCAAGTCTTAGCAAAATTAGACAAAGATACACCAGAACAAAATAAATATCGTTGTGAATATGCAAAGGCTTGCGATATTCCATGGACAGATATAGGATGTCCATATTCACCTCCATCATAAAATATATAAAAACAATATTAAATATTTATAGAAAATGATAATTTATATAAATTATATAGCCGCATCTATTATTTTTTTGATGTCATATTTTATTATTGATAATGTAATACGTAAATACATAGATTATAAGGTTGAAAAGATTTAATACGTTTTACATATACCAAATGATTTTCTATGAAATTCTGTGATACCATATGTTTTAATAGCAGATAGATGTTTAACAGTTCCATAGCCCTTATTATTTTCAATATCATATAATTTTAAAATGGGATTTTTTTCAACCATATCTTGAATTAATTTAGTATGATAGTCCTTAGCAATTATAGATGCAGCGGCAATAGATAAATAATTTGCATCTCCTTTGGGAATACATAAATGTTCAATAATATCTTGATCATTGCCATTTGGAATATACCCTTTAAAATATGGACCATCTACCAATATTTTCTTGAAAGTATGTTTCTTATATGCATCATCAACTGCACGATGCATAGCTTTCATAGTAGCATTCAATATATTAATATCATCTATTTCATTATTTGAAGATACACCAATTCCATATGTAATGCATATATCTTTAATATATTCTGCTAATTCACTTCTTTTTTTTGGAGATAATTTCTTGGAATCTTTTATTTCTTTATATTTTTCATTTGTAAAGTTATTTGGTAATACTACACAAGCTGCAATTACAGGTCCAATAAAAGTACCTCTAGCACATTCATCTACTCCAGCAACAAAATCATCTTCACACGATATAATATATTGTGACATAGCAATACTAATACTACTTAAAATCTTATATATTTATCAATAATGTAAAATGAGTACATAATTCAGTTAATCTCTATAATTATAAAAACTTTCTAAAAATTCTTAAAAAAATAAATTATGTACTCATTTTACAATAATATTTATATATATTTGAAACATATAAAAAAATGATTATTATTATATATTAATTGCTAATATATGTTGGGAATTATCAGTTTTTCAAATAGAATAGCATATAATATAAAAAGTAATGATCATAAAGATATGATATTGGACCAACTAAATTCAGAATACATGATTAAAATTCTACAAAGACATCACCATGACCTTGATGAAAAAAATTTAAAATTTGTTATGTCCAATAATCATTTAATGAATTTGAGATCAAATGGTAATAGATACTATCTTTATTTTACATTGTATAATGATATTGAAATTATATATTATATAGATAAAAAAATACACCCAGGATATCAAAGACCGCGCATTTTACTAGGTAGAGGTCTGTTTGCTAAATCCTTATTTAAAAATACACTAATAGATGGCGAAATGGTAAAATGTAAAGATGATAGTTGGACATTTCTTATTAATGACATCATATGTTATGAAGGAAAACAACTTTTTAATAAAACATTACCGGAAAGATTAGAACTGGTATATTATATATTAGCAAATCAATATACACCAGATCCAACTATTGATGTATGTAATTTCAAAGTTAAAACATATTTTAATATGTATAAAGAATCTATTTCAGAGATGATTGAAATATCAAAAAAATTAAATTATACATGTCGTGGTATATATTTCTGGCCAAATGATCTAAAATATAAACCCAAGCTTTACAACTTTGATCAAAGTAGTATCATAAATGTAGTTCGTAAAACAAAAGATAAGACAGAGTTCCAAACATTTGGAGGAGGAACTTTGATAAATAATGAAAATTCTCCAATCGCATCTTGTGTCCAAAGTAAACCTATCTGTAAAACCGATTTAAAATTAGATGAAAATGAAAAAATGCTGTTCTTAACTAAAACAAACGAACCTGATATATATAAAGTATATGAAACTGAAGATATATTGAATACGCAAAGTATCGGTATTGCTCTTGTACAAACATTAAATATTAGTAAAATGTTAAGAAATGCTTTCAAGGATAAAAATGTTACAACATATATTCCATTCAAGTGCATATTTGATAATAAATTTGATAAATGGAATCCAATTGAAATTATTTCATAATAGCTTTAATATTTTCGTGAGACTGATAATTTACTAATTCAAAATCATTATATTCAAGATTTTCTATCCATTTTATTTTTTCATCTATCGAACTTTCAATCTTTGGTATATCCTTTTTTATAATTACTTGCGGAAATTTGAGAACATTTCTATTAATTTGTGTATTTACTTGTTCAATATGCTCTTCATATATATGAGCATCACATAGTGATAAAGATATTTCATTGGATTGTAAGTGCAATATACTAGCTATAATTTGTGTCAATAGTGCTGTACTTGCAATATTAAATGGTAATCCTAAAAATAGATCAGAACTTCTCATTGTCATATGACAAGATAGACCATTAGAACTTTTATGAAATATATATAAAATATGACAAGGTGGTAGAGCCATTTTATTTAGATCTACAGGGTTCCACGCAGATAACACAGCTCTTCTACTATTATTTTCTTTTAGTAATTCTTCTAGAACATATCGTATTTGATCAACAAATACATTATTATTCTCTGTATTTGCATACTGTTTTCCAAATTTTCGCCATTGCCATCCATATACAGGTCCTAGTTCTCCTTCTTGATAATGTTGAAAACCTATACTATCTAAATATTCTCTAGATGAATTGCCATCCCAAATATGAATATTTTTATCTTTTAACTCGTTTGCATTGACTGAACCTCTGAGAAACCACAAAAGTTCTTCTACAATACCTCTGAAAAACATCTTTTTGGTTGTAAGTAAAGGAAAATTGTTATTTATATTTTTAAAATTTATCAGGCAACCAAATTTTGAGATGACAAAACCATTACGAGTTTCTTTTCGTTCTCCCTCTTTCAAGGTATCTTTTAACAAATTTATATAACCCTCTTCGCATAAATAATACATATAATAATTATATACATATAATATTTATATAATTTGATTATATTGGTTTTTCTGATAATCTCAAAGGTTTTTCATCATCCTTTAATATATACATTGGAATATTAGCTATAGGTAGATCAGATTTATTTGGTTTAATTATTTCAGATTGAAATGTAGGATGGTTTTGTATACTTGATAAATTATATACTTCTTCCAATTCATCTGAAAAAGTTTGCCTATTTGGTTGCACTACTTCTTGTTGAAATCCATATGTATCTATATTATCACCTTCTTGATACATATTAAAATTGTTTGTATGTACTACATTTAAATCATTCTTATGATGCGGTTTTTTATCTTCGATTACTACATTATTTGGAGCTACATGTACACTATCCGGTTTATGTAATAAATGTGGAGGACATCTAATTTTGTCGTCTTTTCTAGGATCTTGATCTGCCAAAAAATATTTATAAAAAAACAAACATAAAATTAAAAATAATCCAAAAAGAACAATTTGTATTATAGTTGATGTAGAGGTGTTTGTCATTATCTAATTATATATTACACAATTATTACTCGTCATCTATAAATTGAACCTTTGTATTTGTTTCCTTTTCTTCTGCTATTTGAATTTTCTTTTTATCCTGATAATATTCTACATTGTAATTATGCTTATTATAATATCTTAATCTTGCGTAACCTTTTCTGGTAAATACAGAGAAATCATCCCAAATGTCAATACAAAGAGGTATATATTTTCTTTTTTCTGGTCTTTCTCTAAGAATTCTACCAATAGATTGTTGAATATCTGATATTGGACTTGCAAATATGACAGTATTAAGAGATGGTACATTAAAACCTTCAGATGCTAATTGGTATGTTGCTAAAATGATTTGTTTTTCAGCAGACAGGTTCAATTGTTCTTGTGTCATCCCTCCAACATAATATCCATAATCTGCAATATTTTCTTTTATGATATATTGTTCTATATCTTTCAATAGATTTCTCCTTTCACTTAAGATTAAAACTCTTCTATCTGGTTCGTTTAATAAAGTGGTTTTCAATAAATCAATTATGAATTCTGTTCTCGGCTTAAATGTACATATATTATTTATCATAGATGCTATATTTTCTTTTCCATTCCATAATAGTTTTACGCTACAATAATCAATATGTGTTTCAAAATATTTGTGTATATGAACATTAACATCAGTAGTTTCCTGATTTTTCAAATTATAAACAGATTTGCCAATATAGTATTCAAATACTTTTCTCATACCATCCTTACGATTTAATGTAGCTGATAATCCTAAAATAATAGGATTATTCAATTTTTTAAATGCTTGACTGAAAACTTGCGCTCCTGTATGATGAACCTCATCTATGATAACAAATCCAATATCTTCAAATATTTCACTAGGATAATCTTTCATAGCAAGAGATTGAAGAGATGCTATAATAACATCCTTATCTTTAACATCTACCTTATTTTGTTTAATTTTACCTATTTTTGCAGATGGAGCAAATTCCTTTACAGTATCTAAAAATTGTTGATTCAAAAAGTCCTTATGGCTGATAAACATTGTTTTTGTTTTAAGTTGACATGCTATATATAAACTCATAATAGTTTTACCAAATCCACAAGGTACAGAAATAATCCCACCCATTTTTAACGGATCATTAGCAGCTTGTAGAAAGTTATTAACTGGTTCTACCTGATTTTCTCTTAATTTTCCAATAAATTCTAAATTACATTCGGGACCTTTATTTAGTTTACTTAATGTAGGTAAACCAAATTTTTGTAATCCATAATACCTAGGAACATAAATACGATTTGCGTTTTCTCTGAAGAGAGTAAACGATAGCTCTTCATCATTTGTCATATTAAAATTTTTATATGGTTTCATAGTCAGATCTTTTTTGATATCATCCAGTTTACTTTCATCAAGCATCGATTTCAATATACCATATCCATTTTTTGATAAAATTGAAAACATAGAAATTTTAATATTATCTCCATATATAGTAATAATTCATTTTTTTATATAAATTATAATAGAAATGATTACATATACTTTGAGACTTTTGGCATTAGTGTTATTATTTATAATAATATTATATCCAACGATCCCTTATCCTAAACTTTTTAAGAATGCATCTATACAATTGTATTTGGCTTTAGTGGCCATGATTATATTACTAATATTTGATAATGTTACCGGATTTATTTTATCATTATGTTTATTAGTATTATATTTTAAATTATATAATAATGAACTTAAACAAAAAAAAGCAATAAGTAATGATGATAAAACTCAAGGAAAACTAGAAAAAATGTCTAATGACAAACTAATATGCTCTCTTGATAAACCATGTAAAATACAAAATGAACAAAAAGAAGATAATAAACCTTTAAAAACACAGATACCTTTCATTTCTGAAGAACATTTATTGGCTGCTCAAAATAATATTTTTGACGAAGAAAACTATAATAATGAAATACTGGGGGTAGCAGATGAAAAGGTATATGGATCACAAGGATTAGATAAAAATCATATACATATGCAAGGATACTCTATATATGATTCTTATATTGGTTCTTTAAATTATGAAATATATCAATAAATAATTTTATATATATTTAAATAGAAAAATAACAAATGAAAAATACAAACGAACGATTTGTGTCCGAAGAAGAGAATAATAATACTATAAAAAATGTATTTATTGTATTTGGATATGTTGCTTTATCAGTATTTGTTACTATGCTATTAATGTGGTCATATAAATTAACTGATAATAACCAATATATGTTTATTACAGTAATTTCTTCTATTGTTTTAATATATTGTATAGTAGTTTTATCAATAACGCTCATAAATAAAAATCTATTTGATAATACATCATATATGATACTATTTGGCTTTACGATTTTTATGATATTTTTTACATTTTCATTAATTTTATTTTCAATATTTAATTATTTTAATATATTCTCTTCACAAAAACAAAAAAATTTTAACAATTATGATTATTAAATATATTGAAAAAATGCTAAAGAATAAAATATAATAAATATAGATACTGCCTTAACATATATATCAAAATTGTATAAATATTCATTTATATAAGGAGGTAATTTCTCATATATCATTTCTAGTATACTTGTATTAAAAATTAATATAACAATAATTACCATAATTAATGTCTTTTTTATAAGTTCAGTATCTATATAATTATATGGAAACTGAGTGTTTTTATTATTATGACTTACAGAATACATGTTTTGTTGTGGATGCTGATGATATAATTGTGCAGTTTGATTTATATGTTGTTGATGAGGCGGTTGTTGATAAATAGGTTGTATATGTTGTGGTTTTTCATCGTGTGTTTTTGATATCATAAGTTCTTCTTGAAATTCATTTAATACATCTTGTACCATTGGGTCATTGATATCGCTTGTTTCTTCATTTGATTGTTGTGTTTTAAGGGGTAAAGTATTCAACGGTGTTGACATAGACATTCTTATAATCTAATGTTATATTATATTTTGATTATTATATATATAACGCAATTATGAAAATATTTTAGAAAATAATCCGTAATCAATTATTTTATTTTCAGGATTTGTATTTATATCGTAGTTTTTTAATATTTTCTCATTATGATCACATTTCACAGAATATGGTTTATATTTATAGCAAGTATCTTCTAATTTAAATATTTTATTATCAATTTCCTTTATGTCTGGAGCATAATACAAAATACAATTATCTTTACAAACTCTTCTAAATATAAGAGCAAGTGCTAAGCCAAATAATGCACTTACAACAATTTGTCCATTTTCTTCATAAAACAATCTTTGAATTGTTATAGCTAATGTTGATTGATTATCCTTAATCATTTATTAATGTACTATAGTACCTAATCTTATAATATTAAAAAAATAATTACATTATTGGTTGAGGCAAGGCGTCGTTTGTGCAATTTACTTCTTCCGCACTATATTTATAACATAATTTTTCATTATTTTGATATACCACTTTATTTGCATTATATGGTGTTGGATATTTAATAATAATTCTTGGTTTAGGAGATGATATATATACATAAAAAATACCTAAAGCAAACGCCAAGAAAAAGAAGGTCCATTTCATTTTGAAAACCTTATTTTCTTTCATTTGTTCTATTATAATAATAATTTTTTATCTATAGATTTATTTCTTTTTTTTTAATTGAGGATCATTGATACATCTACCGGTTTTTGGATTTAATATTTTTCCTTCAGGACATTCTTTAGGAGGCTTATCGGCCTGTTTTGCCGGAGGCTTAGTAGGTTTATCTTTTACTGGTTTTGCCGGAGGCTTAGTAGGTTTATCTTTTACTGGTTTTGCCGGAGGCTTATTACTTACAATAGGTGTTCTAGTATCTTTAATTTGCAATATACTATAAGAATATATATCTGGAATTTCCTTCATTTCTGGTTTAGGAAACTTTAACATATCATATAAAGCCCCTTTTGTTTTAGTTGTTTCCCATATGTTTCGTAACTCTTTTCTTTGTTTGACATATAAATCATATTCTATATTATTCTTTATTCTTTCGTTCTCAAATAAAGACATATATTTATTATATTTTTGATTTTCAATATTTTCTATTTCAAGTTTATTTTCAAAATATGTTTTTATCATATTATTTGTTTTGTCTAAATTAATATTAGCACGATCTTCAATATGACCTGTAATTGATTTTTCAATATTTCTCAATATATTCATTTACTATATTAAGGATAAAAATTATTACATTTAGGGAAGAACAATATCTTCAAACATACTTTTATAAAATGTTTGTAAATTTTCCGCCGGACTTAGTTGTTCCTCATAAACATTTCGGGGAACATATTTTATTACTACTTTATCTTTTGGACACAATTCTTTATTATTATAGTAACCTTGTATAATTAATAAAGATCCAATAAATAATAAAAATATAGCTATTGCTTTCATTTCTTAATAATATAAAATAGAAAATTATTCGGATTTATTTGTATCTTCGGCCTGTATTTCATTATCGATAATATTATTTTCTTCAGTGTTAAGTTTCTGTGCACTCCATGTATCTACTTCTTCAATACTTTTCTGAATATCTGATAAATCTGTTGATGATGTATTATTTACAGGAACCTCTTGATTATCAATGTGAGCTACTCTTCTTTGTTCAAAAACTACGTCCTTTTCTTCCATATTCTTCTTGTACTCTTTCATTAAAGTGTTAAGTTGTGTTTCGGCATATTCTTGATTTTCAAGTGCATCTGGATTTGGTGACCATGGACACCAGCATCCTACTTGTGCAATATAAATATTAAATTTATTATCAAGTCTTTTAAGAAATTCGCTGCGATTTTTTGCTTCTTCCATAGTATCAAAAACGCCTCTTACTTTAATACCACGCATAGTAGTTACAAAATTGTTATCTCTATGAAAATTAGATTCAATCTCGTTATAATTAACAGATTTAAAGAAATTATATTGATCATTTAGATCTTTAGGGTTAAAAACATATGCGTGATTTTGATTGATAGTATCGATAAGTTCTTTTGAATCAGGATACTTTGCACCAATGCCATCTAGAAGTGTTTTCATATCTTTTCCAAATTGTTCCAAAAATTTATTGAAATAATAAACCTCTTTATTCATCAAGATATCTTCCGGACTAATAAAAGAAAGCAATACAAAGTTCTGTCCTCTAATTGGTTTATCTTCATCTAAATAATCTGTTTCCTTAGTGCTTACAATTGTTGTATTCGTATCAGTCATTTTATATATTATTGTTTATATAAATCTTATATAATTTTAATGTTAAAATAAAAAAATATTCTTATAATATAGTATAAGAATAAGTGAAAAAAATGGAATATTCTATTGATGTATGGGAAGCATTAATACGCGTTGTAAAGTATGCATTTGAAGGTTTAATTGTTGCACTTGTTGCAATCATTCTTCCTAAGTCTAAATTAGAATGGGGAGAAATATGGATGCTTGGCTTAACTGCTGCATGTGTATTCTCTGTTCTTGATTTACTAGCCCCCTCTGTATCTGCCGGAGCTCGTCAAGGTGTAGGTCTTGGTGCAGGTTTCCGTATGGTAGGTTTCCCTAACGGAATGTAAAACTAATTATTTTTTTATGAAATTTTATAGAGATGGTATAACTTCATAATTTAAATCTTTACATATTTTTTTCCATATTTGATCCTGAACATACAGTTTTTCTCTGCTTTTTAATAATGGAAAATACTTGAGATACTCATATAATCCTAGAATTTGAAAAAATTTATATAATACATAGCTATATGACAAAAAATTCTTTCTATCTTTAGGACAATGTTTTAAGAATGGTCCTTGAATATTACGAAACATAGTACATAGAGTTTCTTCTAATTCTGGACTAAATTGTGGTGTAGGTATTCCGTTTATCCTGTTTATTATATAATTAATATGTTCATAATATTTATTAATACGCAATCGTTTTAATATGTCTCTCATTTTATTATAAGTGATTGTTTTCGTGTCAATAATTTTTTCTTTTTTTATTTCATTTAATATTTTTTCAAATATTTCGTCGGGTATATCAGTACTCTCTTTCCCCTGAACTTGATTACACCATTCTCTAAAATGATTTATTCTCTTATAGCTAAAATGTGAAGTATCCTTTGTATTTTGTTTTAATATAGGGCGATTTTGCTCTACCAATAACAACTCTTGGTAGCCACAACTATTACAAATCATTATAGCATCGTATTGTAAGCAAGTCATAGAATTTTTACATATCTTGCATATCTCAATTTCGTCTTGTTCAATTGTTTTAACATATTGTTTATTAATAATTGATAAATATTTATCAACTAAAGAACTCTTATCTGCAATTTTATCTGTTTGATCAATCAAATAAGTTTTTTCTATATTGCTTGTATTTAAATTACTGCTTTTTTCAAGAGGTTCTGTTTTATTCAAATTATTAAGAGCATCTAATACATTTACCGAATTAACTATAATTTTCTTCTTTTTTGTATCACCCTTGTATGTCTTATTTATATTTGGCTTTATAGATGCATAAGAAGATATAAGTGAAGAAGGGGCAAAACTATTGATTTTGGATTGTTTTTCAATAGTATCATAATATTGAAATAATATATCGCATGTATTATTATAATAATCTATTTCGTCAAAACAATTTAGGTCATATATTTTCTTCTTGGTTTCAATAATTCTTTCTTTAATATTTATATTACTTGACCATAATAGATTAATTTTATCTTTGTCGTTATTGTTTTTTAATAATTCAATTTCATTCATTATATTGTTATTAATTTCTTCGTAAGATTTCAAATGTGATTTATATTCTTCTATTTCATTCTTATTATCCTCAAAAGTTTTGATCATTTTATTATGCATTGCATCCAAAGTAGAAGCATCTTTATTGTCTATATTAAGCTTCTTTTTTGATGATTTTTCTTTGAACATATTATATAAGAATGTTTATAAGAAGTTTTTATATACTAAGTTGTATAATTTCTTCGTATACTAATTCATATTTTTTTCTCCTATTATAGTATAAAGAATATAGCATAAATGGGCGGTGGTCTTCTTCAACTCGTAGCATATGGTGCACAAGATGTTTATTTAACTGGTAATCCTCAAATTACTTTCTTCAAGGTAGTCTATCGTCGCCATACTAATTTCGCAATGGAACCAATTCAGCAAACCTTCAATGGAACTCCTGGATACGGCAATACTGTATATTGTCAAATATCGCGCAACGGTGATTTAATTAACCGTGTATATTTACAAGTCAAAGTACCTGGACTTTCTGGTGTAGCCGGAACACCCAAATATGTCAACTATTTAGGGCTTCGTATGATCAAGTCTGTTGTTATTGAAATCGGAGGACAACAAATTGATAAACATTATGCCGATTGGTTATATATCTGGAACGAACTTTCTTTACCTGTTGGGAAAAGATACGGATATGATATGATGGTTGGTGCAGATTCAGATATTGTAAGTGGTGTAAGCTCTTCAAGTGGTTCATATTTATATATCCCTCTTGAATTCTGGTTCTGTAGAAATGTAGGGTTAGCGCTTCCTTTAATTGCTTTACAATATCACGAAGTTAAACTTAAAATTGAATTTGAAACCAAAGAAAAATGTGTTGCTTCAGGAACTGTTACAAGTGTTCCCGAATTTTCTGAAGCTGCTATATGGGTTGACTACGTTTTCTTAGATACTGATGAAAGACGTAGATTTGCTCAATTATCACATGAATATCTTATTGAACAACTTCAGTTTACAGGACAAGAAACATTAAATGGTGGAAGAAATCGCATTAAACTTAACTTCAATCACCCTTGCAAAGAATTAATTTGGGTTGCTAAGAAAGATTCTACAGAACATGGTTATTGGTATAACTATACAACTCAAAATAAATTCAATTCTGACGATCTCCTTAATGAAGAATCAAATAGTGCTTTTACAGTTACTGCTTCTAACCATATATATGGTATACAACCCATAAGCACTGCTACTAACCCCTTCTTATCATGTTTATTACAATTAAATGGCAATGACAGATTTGCAGAACGTAAAGGAACATATTTCAACTCTGTACAACCTTATCAACACCATACTAATATCCCTCTCAACAAAGGGATCAATGTATACTCATTTGCTCTTAAACCAGAAGATCATCAACCAAGTGGAACTCTAAATATGTCAAGAATTGATACTGCAGTTCTTTCTGTTGATACAGATCCTGCTCCTAAAAATTCTTCAGATACTACAATCTCTTATGATGGTATAAATATTTATGCAGTTAATTACAATGTTCTTCGTATATTATCTGGTATGGGTGGTCTTGCATACTCAAATTAAATTATTTGTAATATTTTTGAAAGGTATAGCAATACGATTATTTTCAGCTTTTTTTTTCTCCTATTATAGTATAAAGAATATAGCATAAATGGGCGGTGGTCTTCTTCAACTCGTAGCATATGGTGCACAAGATGTTTATTTAACTGGCAATCCTCAAATTACTTTCTTCA